AAAGGTATACAAACGACCCATTTTTAACATTTCCCAACACACTTTTAACAGTTGTTAGCACAGTTTGGCACGCTTTTTGCTACGAGCCGTGCCAAAAAGCCGATGAAACGAAGTTTAACATTTCGTTAACAAGGTTTAACTGATGAGTAAATATGCAACATCGCCTGAGATTTGCATAAATATTCGTGAGGTGTTGAAGCCTGACGTTGCAGGTGTTGAAGCCTGACGTTGCAGATGTTGAAGCCTGACAGGGGTGTGAAGCCTGACGTTGCAGAAGCCACCATATCGCCACCGATGCCACATTCGCCACCATCGCCACCGATGCCACCTGACGTAAAATAAGCCGCCTACAGGTCATTAAAAAAGACCCCGTGGGCAACAACACCGCACAGGGTCTTACAAGGGCACATGGCTTATTTTATAAGGTGAAGCCGTTGCGCAAAATGTTTATAATAGTGTTAACATCGTCAGTCAACATATTAGTGGTGTCGGCAAATTTGACGTTCACCATCTTTGTGAAGCCTGAAACGTCTTTGACCTTAGTAAGACGTGAAGAAGCGGTTTCAACGCCTGTACTTATGATGGTCTTCTTTTGCAGAACGATGTAAGGTGTCAGACCCATCAGGTACGTTGAATCGAACTTAGAACTGCCGAGCACCTGAATCTCTTGTTTCTGTGTTCTGAAAAGAACGTCAGTACAAGGTACAACTTCTTTCGTCCATACTATTCTGTCGTCACATGTCATAACATAGACACCACCGCCACCAAGTAAGTTGACCCTCATTTCAAGTGCAACGGTGTGCCCTATCAGGTCAACAGGCAACGATTCAATACCGATAAACGGCACAAACAGGTTCAACTCTGTGTCATAGTCGGCTGTGCTCTGTGTAACGTTTGGAATCTCAACAGAACCGAATGAAAGAACCTTTGAATCAGAAGCCAAGTTATAGACGGTAGTGTCAACCATAAAGTTACCGCACATCAGCTTCGATGAAGACCCCTTGTCAACCTGAAAGAAGAATCTTTTGATCCTGTTTATGTAATCGCCAAGGTCGTAAGAAATCGGGTCTTCTTTTGTGCTACCAACATCGCCTGTATAAGGTACAAATCGTGCGGTAGAAAAGTCTTCAAGATTCTGTTCGTTCAATACATAAGCATTGATGAATCCATACTTCTTTGTCGGTGTCGTCTGTGGATTCGCCACACCTTCAACTATGATGTACCAATCGTCACGGTCTGCACTTCCAACTGTAGGCGTTATTGTACCTGTTGCGGTCAGCTTGTCTTCACCTATCGTCATAGGTACGATAAAGAGTTGTGCGAACTGTGAATAGCCTGTTATTTTACACTTGTCAGGTTCGTCAAATTGATTACCTCTATCAGCATTTAACGTGATGGTAAGCGGTTCGCCAACGAAACAGTATGTCGGCTGTGCAACAGGTGTGCAACCTGACAAGTTGTAGTCGATACGCATAGCCTTTTTAGATTCACCTGAGATTACAACAGGGCTGTTGAAGTCAACGTCAGGCAAGACTACAGAAGCGTTTGACGTAACATTGTCGGTGTCCGCAACATCATTGACAACAACGTTAACTGTTACAGGCACGTTCTTACTGCTTCCATCTGTTGAAACGTATGCACAGGAAACATTCAGCATCACCTTTTTAGATGTCAGGTTCACAGTCACAGAATGACCGTCAACTGTGTGTGATTCCGTTGAATCAGGCACATTGTTGGTTACTGTCGGCTCTGTAGGCTCAACAGGCTCAACAGGTTTCGTTTTCGTATTACCGTCCAAGGAAACGATGTATTTCAGGTCTGAAATCTCAGCAGTCGCCACCGTATTCGTTTCGTTAACGGTAGTTGTTGCAACCGTCTGCTGTCCTGATGTGTTGACGTATGTAACTGTTGGCACACCGTCAAAGACAAGTCCATCGTTACATGTAATCGTTACAGTTGTCGATTCTGAGAAAGGGTCTTCTTCTGTTGTGTAGGTTGCGCCTGTGATATTATTCTGCGGCTCCGGAATCACTTCCTTAGTCATACCGTCCAACGTAGCATAGTCACCATAAGAAGCGGTTGCAAGGGTGAACGTGGCAACGTTACCTGAAACGGTCATATTTTCCGTTGTTCCCTCTGAGAAAGGGTCTTCAGGGTCTGCTCCATAAGTCACGGTAGGCACACCGTCAAAGGTGAATCCGTCATCACAGGTCAACGTTATCGCGGTATTACTTCCACTTGTTTTTGTCTTGTATGTGGTGTGTGCAACGTTGTTGGTTACGTTTAATTTAGCTATCATTATCTATTACCTTTAATTGTTATCATAACTATTGAACCGTCTTCACTCAATTCATTCTGTGGAAACGGAATCTTCTGCTTCTGCGTCCTTACATCACAGACAGGCTTGTAATCACCATCATACTTGTTAGGTGTGTCTGTGGCGTAAATCTCGCCTGTAGCTTCAAGAATCTGTTCCTTGAATGTCATCAGAGGATCACAGGACAAAGACAGAATCGCCTTGTCACCGTCATAACTTACTGAATCAATAAAGTAATATCTGCCTATTGATTCCACGTAACACATCGTGAAGCCTTCGACTTCACCACGCACACAAATCTCAGGGTTTAAGAAGTCCATCTGTGAAATCTTGCCTGAGATAGTAACAGGGTCGCCAAGAACCTTGTTTATCTTGTTGCGTTCACCATTGTATTTATAAAACAGAATATTCATACTATTGTACCGTTATAGTTACATGACCATGTAAATTGATGATGCCCTGAATAATTGCGTCCACGTTCTGAAAGGTGTACTTTGACTTCGATACAGAACCTTTCGCAAGATTACGTCCAACCAAGATACAACCTTTGGTGTCCTTTGGGTAGTTACCTGGATGAATCATTATGCCTGTGCGTCCGTTGACTTCCAAAAGAAACGGCATCTTTCGCCCGAACATGTTTGAATATATGTACCCGATCCTGTATGTGCCCTTGTCAATACAAGGGTGGTTCACATTCTTAGGCGGTTCAAGAGTATCACACATGTAAGTATCACCATCATATAGCTTACCAATAGTGTAGTGTTCATTCTGAAATATTCTTTTTAGTACTAACATAGCAAATCGAATTTAAAGTAAAAACGGTGGCACACCGTAATAATGTACCACCGTCCAAAATTAGGCAACAAAGAACACTACAAAGTTTTCGTTGGTGTCGTTGAAGTAACCGGCATCGAACTTGTAATAGTTGTTGAAGAACTCTGCCTTTGCGTTGTAGTTGGTGGTTACTCGCTTGTCAAGGTTGCAAACACCGAGGGCATCACGGTCGAACATCACACCGAGCACACCACCGATGGAAATCTCGTGGTTTCCGCTTGTCTTGATATTGATAGCAGAAGTATGAGCAAAGCCGTAATCCTGACCACTACCTTGCCAAGAAGCAACAGTCTCAGCGTTTGGCAACAGAACCTGTTCCTTATTGTAGGTGTCGGCATACAAGTAAGCCTGTGCGCCCTTTGCGAAATCAGACAACAGGACTGTGTGCAAAGCGTCCTTTGGTGTGAAACGCTCCTTGCCACCAACGTTGAAGAGTGTAGATATAGACTGCAAACGGTCTGCGTAAAGACCCATCTGATAAGATGCAAAGCGAATGAAGTCTCCATCGGTCAAACACTTGTCTGCGGTCAACTGTGTGCCCTTTGCCTGATTGTAGAGATACAACAGGTTCACGCAACGTACAGTAGAAGTAGAACCGTAGTTGAGGGTCTTGCCTGATCCTGTGAATTTTTCTGCATCTGCAAACAGGGTCTCACCAATCATATTGTTGATGGTGTGCATGATGAGGGCATCGGTCTTGATAGTCATAGACTTATCAACAGCGTTGTAAATCATAGACAAGAAGCCGTTCAACTGTGCTGCGCTGCTGAAAGATTCCTTGACCTGACGTTCTGTGATGGAAACAGGAACTTCAAAAGTAACCTTTGAGTTGAAGAACTTAGCAGACACAACAGGCTTGTGGAAAATGTCCTGTTTGTACTCTTGACCGTCTGTGAGATTCCAAGTGTCGTTTTCGGTAGCTGCTGGAATCTCTGCTGAAATCTTTTCAAGCACAGAACCGAACTCCCAAGCGTCCATCAGGACAGACGGAATCTTACCTGCATAAGGGCGGTTAACGAAAATCACCTTACCGATGTGGTTTACAAGTGACTTCACGTAGTTATCAACTGCACCCTGATTAAACACTTCGTTACCAAGGTCAACAACACCTGTGAGGTCTTCCTTAACGATGTCGGTCTTACCGAGAACCTCACTACTTACTGAATTAATCAGTTCATAAATTTGTTTTACTACCATAATTTAAAATAATTAATTATTTATAAATACTTAATGTTAAATAGTCAACTAAACTTTTGATGATGTCTTCACGTACATTCATCAGTCTGGCACGATATTCGTCAAGCATAGCCTGTGTAACGTTACCGTTTAATCCTGTACGTTCTGACGTTCCTGATTCCGTTTCTGTGCGGTCTTTTGCGTTTGACTTGTCTTCTTTGGAATCTTCATTGAAGCCTGTATCGTTGAACGCCTTTTCGCTCTTAGTGATACCGTGTGTGTTTGATTCCTGTACCGTCACCGTCCTGTTGGTAGATGTACTTTGAAGCACAGGTTTCAGGAAATCATACTTTTTTGTGAAGACCTCAAATTGACTTTTGAACATATCAACGCACATGTCAAGAATCGCACCTGTGTAGTCTTTGCAGTTGGTTTCATTGAATGAATCAAGAACCGTCCTGTTACCGAACTTCACCAAAGCAAAGGTATCGGGATTTGTTGCGTCACCGAATATCTCAGCATAAATTTCGGGGTATCTCTGTTTAAAGATGACCCCAAAAAGTTTATTATCATTTATGAATAATTCTTTGAATAACATAGTCAATACGAATTAAGTTTCTTTTTTTTCTTCTTTTTCTTCTGTTTCAGAAGTTTCTTCTGTTTCGGTCGTTTCTTTGGTTTCAGGTTTTTCTTCTGTTTCCTCAGTTTCAACCTTTTCGATGTCCTTAGACAAAGCCAAGAAGTTTTCATGTTCCAACTTCCAAGAAGAATTTAAGTCCACCCTGATGTCCGTACCGAACATGTCATTCACCTGTGCGAGTGCTTCACGTCTGCTGTTGATCATGTTTTCAACGTATGGCAAAAGCACGTCCACATTCATTGAAACCTCACCGAGATTCAGGCGTTCACGCTTCATGTTATAGTTGGCGTTCAATCCAAGTTCGTTGAGCATTGAAGCCCTGTAGTACTGAACAAGTTCAACAAGCTGTGCGATGTACTGGCTGTTTGAAACGTTTGCGGTCTGCATCGAAACACCCTTGAAGAAACTGTTTTCACCGATAACTGAGAAATCACCGTTGAGAATCTTTTTCAGGAACTCGTCTGCACTCTGTTTGGTCTTGTCGTCAGAAGCACTTATGAGCATCGTGATTCTTGTAAGAATTGAAGCGGTGTTCAACGAAATAAGACCGTCTGTGTAGAGAACCGCATATTTGCCGATGACAGGCAACAGGCTTTGACCGTTGGTGTCGTTTTTCATCAGGACACAATCAGAACCGATTCTGAATGTCTTGTTCAACTTCAACCAAGTATTCGCCACGATGTAATCAAGTGGTCGTCCGTATGCGTCCTGTTTACCGCCTGTCGAACCGCCAAGGGCGTACAGGGCATCGCCTACCTTTGCTATGGCACATTTTCCATCTTCCTGTAACATGCGTTCAAGTTCAACCTGTGGGATGGATTCAGGCAGACCGTCATACTTGAACATTGACTGAGTGATAGCCAGAGTATGCTCAATAAAAGACGTTACAGCTACGTCCTTTGTCTTCACCTGTGACTGATATTTACTGTATATGTTATCTAACTTCTTCATTTTACCAAAGTTTTAATTAATGTGCAAAGTTCAGTCAAAACTTTCGTGTTTGCTTCAACTGTAGTGCTCAGCTTGTCAGTCTCATCTTTGTGCTTGTCTTCCTGTTTAACCATAAAATAAAACAGGGCGATACAGACAGCTATCGGAAAGCCAACGTTACTGATTAATGATATAACTTCGTTCATATTCATAAATTTATTATTTTTAAATCTTTTGCAAAGATACGAATAAATATTCGTATCTCCGCAAGATTTACATTATTTAACACTTAAAATGTTATTCTTTGTACTCGTCATTATGTAATTACGTACAATTTCACCGATTTCGTTGCTCTGATAGAACACCTTGTCGGTCACAAAGAAGCGTGAAACCTTTGCTTCAAGTTCGGTTGCAGAACTTATCAGCTTTCGCTTGTAGTTCGGTTTTCCGTTCATCGTCAGGGAATAAATCAGGCTGTTGTCCGTGTCCTTGATAGGTGTCGTCTTTGCGTGAATGTAGGTGAAACACTCATCGTCAACCTGAATGATGTTTGCCTGTAAGACCGTACCGTTGAACTCTATGAAGTAAGTGAAAAGCACGTCCTTTGGCTTGTATTTGCGTGGTAAGTGAGGGTATGCTGCAAGTTCCCATTTACCGCCAGTAATCATCTGCAAAGCCTCATTTCCGAAACAGAAGTACTTGTTAGACGGCTTTTCCTTTTCCAAGGTGTCGCAATATTCAACCGCCACCGTAGCACCGTCTTCACCGAAACGATACAGGTCGATGTTTCCCTGTGGCATGTTCTGAATGTTGTCAAGACCCATTTCACCAAAGTAAGGACAGAACTTGTTCACGGTATTACCGAGCATGAAGACCCTGACGTTGGAACGGTTTCTGATGATAGTACTGAGAACGTTCATAAACAGCATAAACTCATCAGGCAGATAATAACGCCTTGTGATAAACTCATCGAACACAACAGTAGTTATCATCGGGTAACTTGTTGACTTGTCATGTTCCTGTTCTGACAGACAGAAGCCATAACAGAACGGCTTATCGTCAGGGAATCGTTTTCCCTTGTCACGGTCGTAGTAAGACAAGAACCATTTTCCCGAAAGATAGAAAACTTCATTGTACTTACCTTTCGTAACCTGTGACACAAAGCCGTTTGCCACATGACCTGAGAAAAGCGATTCTGCACGTTTTCCTCTCAGGTCTTCACGCCAACGCCTGATGTATGCACTCTGTTCGCCTGTTTCAACGTAGTTGATGATCATGTAAGCCAAACAGGCATAAGTCTTACCGTTTGAACGTTCACCGAAAATGATATTGTAATCGGCATTCTTTTCCAAGATTCCAGATAAACTGTAATACTTTGGTTTTTTACTTTTTCCAAACATAACTATTAATCTTTAAATTTAATACCCATTAAAAAGTTCAAATACATGACAGAAAGCGAAAGTGAATATCCGGTAGCTTCAAGATGCACGCCTGACAGTTCGTGAAACTCACAGGATTCACCAAGGTAATCTGTCAACACTCCCTGTAGCTCATAGTCGATATAGGTGTGAATGTTCTTGCCTGTCGCCTGTGGCGGTATTGCCAGGTAGTTGGTGAATGCTTCAAAGATTCCGTCCTGTCCGTAGGTTTCAAGCAACCAAGGAACTGCACTTTTCTTGTTTACACCACTTACTGTCAGAGATACAGGGTAACTTTTACCGCCAACGGTCAAAGCGTCTTCTTCTTCAACCATGTAGCGTTTAGCACCAAGCGTCTTGAATCGGCTATAGATACCCTCAAAATCCCAAACACCCATCAGCTTGTTTATACCTTTGATGGTCTTCGGTTCAAACAGTTCAAAAGATATTTTGTGATGCTTTGCAGCCTGTCTGAGCTTATATTCAACCATACTGTTATATTCATTGAAGTACTGCTCATGTGCCTGACCGTTCTTCAACTTCACGGAATCGGTGTCTGAATAGATGTAATCATCACCACATTCATAGATGCCTGTAAACAGGTTTCGTCTTGCATAAGCGGTTACGAAGACACCCCAAGGGTAAAACAGGAATCGGTTACGGCTGTCGTTGTACTTGACAAGTGTTTCGTTTATCTCATCGGCTGTCAGGTGGGAAACATCCCAATCACCGTTGTACGTAAATTCGTCACGCAAAGGATTCGTCACACACATGCCATAACAACTGTTCAGCATTTCCTTACTGTTTAGATATTCCACTTCCTTACCTTTAACACCTTTCAGGGTCGTCTTGTTGGCGTACAGGTGAAGAATAGACTTCACGAATTCCGTTGGCAGATAGTCTTTCTTGTAACACCACATATCCACCACCTTTTCTTCTTCCCAAGTGTAGAACATCTTGAAGACGTTATAGTCAACGTTTGTTATAGTCGTCACTAACCTGTCAGCAGAAAAGACCCTACCGTTGTTTTCTACCACGTTTTCCTTGTAGAAGCACTTTGAAACAGACAAGGGTGTGTCCTGTACCTGTGAACTCATTATCTTTGTAAATTCGATGTCGAAGACACAACAGTATGCAGACATTAAAAACTCAAATTGCTTCTTGCTTTTCACTTTCACATGCACGCCCGAACTCATCGGAAACTGTTCTGCAACCATCACATAAGGGTAACTGCTTGTGAAGTCGTAACTGCTAACATTTTCGATTACATCGTCTGTGTGGTTCGCATTCGCATGTGTGAAGCCACCACTGAATGCCCTTTGCAGCGTATTGAACTCATCAGCACCACTTATGTTCAAATCGTGAATCGTGTTTATGTACGTCCAATTTTGGACTGTCTTCCCGAACTCGTCTTCACAGTACAGACAATGTTTTCTGCAATACTTCCTGACAAAGCCTGTCTTTGTAATCGGTAAATGTGTGATCCCCTTATAGCGTTCTATCATTTCCTGAATATAGCACATCACCACTTTCACGTCATTCAGACAATATCCCATCTCCTTGTCTGTCAGGGGTGTCTTACTGTGGCGCAACAGGGAATAGTCCAAATCGCCCACCATCTTTTCGCATTTATACTTCATCAGTTGACCGCCCAACTTAGCCAACGAATAACCTGACAACAGGTAGCTACATCTAAACTCTATACCTGATTCCGTTATTGCGTAAATAGGCTTTCTCAGGTCTATTGAAAATACCTTCTTCCACGTGAAACGGTTTCTGATAAACTGAAATTCATAAGCCAGGTTGTGAACGTAAACTATCAAACGCCTGTTTTCTGACAACTGTAGGTAATCAGAAATCGTTTGCATCATTTCAGTAAATTCTTCCCATGTGCGCCCGACTATGCAATAACCGTTTATTCCAAATTGCCAAACATACATGCAAGAACACTTTTCCAACTTGACACCAAGTTTCACATACTGTTCATAAGAAAGGTAGTTGTCACCGCTCTTGTAGAAAGAAGACGTTTCTATGTCAAAGCATACAGGAATATCAAAGAACTTTTGTTTCTTGTTATTCCCACGCAAACAGGAATCGTCAACCGCCATGTCAATAACGGTTGTTATGTCTTTTGGTGAATAGACTTCATCATGCAAACAAAAATTCTTTTTCTTTTTCATTATAACCCGAATTTTTTCAAAGTGCTCATTATACTACTTTTAATTCCGTTGGCATAGTCCAACACATTCTGTGCGTCTTTTTCCAAGTTCTGTTCTATCGCCTGTTCCAACCGTGCAGCGTCTGTTTCAATTTGGTCTGAAACGTCTGCGGCTTCTGTTTCAAGCTCCCCTGTGAAGTCCTTGTATCTCATCAGGTATTGTTCCACGAAGTTTTCATCAGTCACAGACAAGAACTTGTCCTGAATCTTCTGTGCCATCAGGTCGAACTCGTCTTCTGTCAGGTCGTAGGCATCCATCAGGTGTTTGTTGTACTCTCGCACACCTGTGGCGGTCGATGTAGGCTGTCGCAAGAAGCCAACCGCCTTTGCATATTCGGCTTTAAGGTCTTCCCAACTATGTTTCATCGAAAACTTTGTGAATCCTTTGATGTCGCCCTTGTTCAACGCCATAACTGCAGGCGATACAAGACCCTTTGATTCGATGTTCTGAATACGTCTGTTAGCCTGTTGAAAGATTCTTCTTATCTCAGCTTTGTACTCGGGTGAACTCATCTTTGCTTCAATTATTCGTTGTTTTATTACCGCTTTGTTGAAAGAAAACGTTCTTCCACTAAAGCCTATCGGATTCATTCCCATAACTTCTTAAAATTAAAGGGGCACACCTAAAAGAATAAGTGTACCCCATGTGTGAAACTTCAATTACTTGTTGATGTCAACGAAGTTGATGCCGTAGCATGTCTTTGCATGTGACTCGTAAGTGTAGACGGTGTAACCTACCTTACCGTCCTTTATAGCCTGTACTGCTTCACCGTTGGCAAGAATCTCACGGAATGTCTCGCCAAGATGCTTTGGCATGTTAACCAACTTCTTTGCCTGTACGTCAATCACAACAGGTGAATCACCCAAAGCAGAACCGTGAACGTACAAACCGTTGATAGGATGAATCTCGTCAGGTGAAGAAGCCTTTGCTACGTCTGACAACTTGATGTACTCATAGTCTTTGGTATCAATACCGAAAGAAGTCTTGTTGAATGTGTTACTGAAACTAAACATAATTGATAAAATTTAAATGTTAAACTTATTATAAACTGTATTACTTACTTTTCTGATTCGATCCGGTCAATTAACCACTTTCTAAATCTGTTCACCTTGATAACGGCTTTGTCATCGCTGCACATTTCTTTGGTCTGTAGAAGACCGTTTAATGCAGTCAAAGCGTTAAACAGGTTTTCCTGATAGTCGTTTCTGTCTTCCATCACTTCTGAATTTTAATGTAACCACTGTGATTTACCACCGTGGTGTCTGTTGTTACTATAACTGTGCGTCCGTTTGCTTCAACGTTCTGTGAAGTCTTGCAAGAACCAAAGACGCATAAAATCACAAAGCAGATAACCGTCCAAAGGACAACTGCACAGGTGGATTCAACCACCTCAATTTTCTCTTTTTTACTCATCGCTGTACTTACTTTTGTGTTCGATAAACTTAGCCATCAGTCTGTTTTCTGACAAGAAGTCAAGAACAATCTGAAACTCTTTCTGTAACTGTTCCAACAACAGGTCGTCTTTCTTGTCCTGTATCAGAACCTCAGCCACCACATTTCTTGCATAAAAGATTGTGTCATTTACGGCATTCAGCAAATCTTTTTTCTCATCTTTCAAGTCTTTTGCAACTAAATTCATATCGTCGCAAGATTTGCAAATACTTTGAAACACTTGCAAAAGTGCTTTTTCTTTGTTTTCTCTGTCCATATCACCTAATTTTAAATTAAACTTCATTTCTGAATCACGCTGCAAAGATACGGCGATTTTTTGAACCCACCAAATTATTTTTGTTAAAATGTATTAATTGGCGATTTTTTTCTTTTTTCTCAGTTTTTGCGCAACGGCTTCACCTTATAAAATAAGCCATGTGCCCTTGTAAGACCCTGTGCGGTGTTGTTGCCCACGGGGTCTTTTTTAATGACCTGTAGGCGGCTTATTTTACGTCAGGTGGCATCGGTGGCGATGGTGGCGAATGTGGCATCGGTGGCGATATGGTGGCTTCTGCAACGTCAGGCTTCACACCACTGTCAGGCTTCAACATCTGCAACGTCAGGCTTCAACACCTCACGAATATTTATGCAAATCTCAGGCGATGTTGCATATTTACTCATCAGTTAAACCTTGTTAACGAAATGTTAAACTTCGTTTCATCGGCTTTTTGGCACGGCTCGTAGCAAAAAGCGTGCCAAACTGTGCTAACAACTGTTAAAAGTGTGTTGGGAAATGTTAAAAATGGGTCGTTTGTATACCTTT